TTTAATTTAACCTCTAAATGCTTGAGCAATCTAACGTCTTGAATATTATAGTCTACAAACGTCTGCCAGTCATCATCAGATAAAGTAGCGAGATTCATATTACCAAACTCAACCTTATTCTGACCTAGCTCAGCTTCTCCAATAGCATCGAGCTTATAACTCTCTCGTAAACCTTGAGTGAACTTTTTATAGACATCAAGATAATCAATTAATGATATTCCTTCAATATACCACTTTACTTGCTCTTGACCGAATTGACCTCTAATAGTTCGGCTATAAACATTACCGGTAGGTGATAATCGATCTACCCACTCGTCTCCAAGTATACGTCGGCAGCGATTAACAATATAAGGTATATCAAAGAATTCAGAATTCCAACCAGATAAAATATCAGGATAATCAAGTTCTAGATGCTGAATAAAGGCTTTAAATAGATCTTTCTCATCCTCACACTTTACATATGTAACATCATCTTGAGTATTATTATATTCTTTTAATCCCCAAGTTATAAATTTATCCGATAAAGAATCATATATTGTTATAACATTTACAGTATGATTGGCATTTATAATATCAGGGAAGGTATCGGGTGAATATGTCTCAATATCAATGAACATCGTTTTAATAGGATGCTTATTAAACTCTAACTCTTCATTCGTCTTCCAGTATGTATCTACCAGAAATTGCTGAGGTAGTGGTATATTCTCAAATACCCTTTTAATTCCTGAGTCTTTTAGGAATTTATACCTACCATACTGATTATTAAACTTCTTCTTAATCAGTTTAGTACCGAAAATAGATTCGTAATTACCATTACCTTCAATATAAAGATAAGGCTCTACAGTAGTTTCGTATCTGACTCGATTACCATCCTCATCCCATGTAAAGAGAGTGACGGTATTTTCACGTCCGTTATAAATTGCATTGCGGTAGCTCACCTACCTATTATATATAGGTTCCTAATTATATCTACTTAAATTTATTCGCTTAGGATCACCAACACCGTATTGATATAACTCTGTATAACAATCGATATTAATATCATCTTCTAACCAGCGGGTATTAGCATATTGAGATGCCTTTTTGCATAGAGATTTATATCTATTTCTATCCTTTAATGTACTTTCAACCTGAGCGATCATTTCATCTCCTGTCTTAAACTTAATAGGAGCATTTTCATATGTGCACATATCTTGACAAGCAATCGGTAGCCCTAAGGCGCATGCCTCGATATATTTTAAATCAGATTTAGCTCTATTGAAGATACTATCTTGCAGCGGCGCTACAATCATATTAACATTTAGATCGTATAACCCTTGACCGTAATCATACAAGCGTCTCCACGGGTGAAATTCAATCTTACCCGACTGTACAAGAGGTTTTAAGCTCATCGGAAATGCACCTAAAAACACCCATTGATACTTATCAACTGTCTTCATTATAGCTTCATTTACATGATGAAAGTCATCTCGCTGTTTAACTCTATTATCGACATCAAAATGAGCTCCAGAACCTGCATATAAAATACGCGGCTTTCTCTTATTTTTCTCGTAACTCTCCATTGTCCGCCTGAGGTCAGATTTACCGCCTATCCAAAATTTCGGCATAAAGTTAGGTACAACAGTTACATTTTTGTTGTTCGTTTTTGATGCGTAATAATCACGCATAAAGGGACATGTTACAGTAATTTCATCACACATCTCCATTATTGCCTGAGATGATTGTCTAATTTTTGGATCAGTAAAAGCTGGCTTATATTTGTTATAATCAGGTATATCCTCCGCAAAACAAATATCATCAATTTCATAAATTAACCTCATCTCATTCTTATTAGCAACTTCTCTCAAAAATTTAACAAATTCTAACTGCTGTGGAGTTGCTTGTCGCTGTATTCTAACACCTTTTACTTGCCCATAATATCTTGGATCGCCGTTCATCACAGTAGTACCATGTACAACAGCTTTATTATGAGCATTCATGATTTGCTCTGGCCAGATCATTCTCCAGTGCCCGCAACCACTATAATCAGCATAATAGTTCATAAACCTAGGTAACCCAGTTTCAACAGGTACGGGAGTTTTAACCACTGGTTGTGCAGGTAGACGAGTTGGTATAGAATTCGAGAATGGCTTCGGAGATATAGCGGATTGGAATGGAGCGTTACCTTGTATTAGCATATGATTAGTTATTAAGGTTTAAAGATTAATCAACAAAGTTTATACGTTTTGTTATACCGTTACTTTTTTCTAAAAATATGATATCTCCTGTAGCAGCTTTAATACTTTCTTTTCTATGACTTATAACAAATACACATTCATTATTTTTTTCAACCCGATTATTTAAAATTCCGAGTACAAGATCGACACCTTTTTCATCTAAGCTACTATCAAACAATTCATCGTAAAAACTTAAATTATAATGAACATCACCTTGAGCTTTTCTCATATCCATGAATGAAAATAAGCATGCTAAATCGATAGCTTTTCTCTCAGCTCCTGAAAAGTTATTATATTGACATATCTTACCTTTTTCGTTTACGATTTCTTCTTCAAAATATTCATTAAAAATACAGATACTATTACTATCCATTTCTTTAAGATAGTATGTTAACTTAGAGTTAAAATTTCTAAGAATCTTTTTAACAATAAAACTTTTAACTCCCTCCTCGCTTACCACAAATTTTACAACATCTAATAAATCTAAACTCTTCTTTATCGTACTAATTTGATCAGTAATATTATTAATTTTTTCTTCGAGCTCAGCAACATTACCTGCATATGTATTCATTTCGGTATCTATAGTTGCTAGCTCTTCTTCAATCTCAGATACACATCTTGTAATATATTCAATAGAGTCATTTAAATGAGATATTGTATATTTCTGCCTTTCTATATCAGATATTTTAGAATTAACAATATTAGTAGCTTCTTTTAATTTAACTACCTGAGTTTTAACGAGGTTTAACTCTTCTGATAGGAGCTCTAAATTAGCTTTATCTTCATTGATACTATTTTTAAGCTTTGTTTTTTCATCTTCCATTACTTCATGATCATGATCTTCAATCGGTTTTAAGCATACCGGGCAAGTATCATCTTCTGTACCAATCCGCTTAAATGTATTCGCATTAGTTTTTAATGTATGTGTTAATAATATTATACCATCATTAAGCTTTGTTTTTTGTTCAGTCTTATCCTTTATAGATGAATTAAGTTCTTCAAGTTTATCTTTATATGGTTGATCGTCTAAAGCTTGGATTTTATTTAGCTTCTCTTTAGCGTCAATAACGTCTTGTGAATGTTGTTTCAATGAATTGGTTAATATAGCTTTCTTATTATTCTTATTATCTTCAAAGCTTTCCATCTGCACTTTCTGAGAATCTAAGTATGTATTAGTCTCTTCCATACGCGTAATATTAATATCAAAATCTCTTTTAATTTCTGATTGATCAGCTCTTAACTCAGATAACATTTTTGAAAATACTTCTAGGTTAAAAATCCTTTCAATAAACTTACGCTTCTCAGTTTTGTTTTTAGCCATAAATGGTATATGATTATTAAGCGTCATTATAACACAATTCTGAAAGACTTCTTGTGAGGATGATAATACAGTTTCAATATAATTACTAGTATTGGAAATAGTATCTCTTGTCTTATCTACTCCATTTTTATATATATTACATTTTGATGGTCCTAATGTTCTCACTATACGGAAGTCATTAACTCCATGATAAGGATCATCAACAGTAAAATATAATTCAACTACAGTTTTACCATCAGTTAAATTATTAGATATAAAATTCTTATTAATCTCTCTCAACGTACTACCAAATATAGCAAAATATAAAGCATCAGCAATAGTAGATTTACCTACACCATTACGACGATCTTCTTTATCACGATTAATACCAGTTACAATATGTAACCCTTTTTTAAACTCAACACATACTGGAGTATCTCCAACAGATAAGAAGTTTTGTATTTTTAATTCTTTAAATTCTACGTATTTCATGTAACTTTATCAATAGATTTTTTATATAAATCAGTAGTATATTTTACCACTTCGCTTTTATTTTCAATATCAAGTAAGTTAATAAATTCATTAACTGCTTCGATTATATCGATACCTGACAAATCATATTCACCTTCTTCACTAAATTTAACTTTATTATAATTTACATCGTAATCTATTCTAAGATCACAAGGCTTATAACTCAACAATTTAGCTACTAATAAATCTAAATGCTCGGTATTAATATTCTTATCGATAATTAACTTTATAATATTACTAGATACTACAGTTTCAAAGAAATTAATAACATCCTTCTCTGTAATTAATTTAGATAAAAATACTTTAATATGTTTTGGTGTAATATTATTTGTATGAAATGTATAACTCAAATCATTGGTATCTAAAATATAAAAACCTTTTGTTTGACCAGAATCGCCAAAATCCATTTCGAATGGATTACCTACATAGACAATTTTAGATTTGTTCTTAAAATTCTTTTCATCTCTAGTATGAAAATGACCTGAAAATATTAGAGGAGCTTTTTGAATTAATACATCTGGATCATCGCCATGATCGCATATTTTAAATGCATTCATTTTAAAGTTTTCTAGTTCAAAATGACCAACCACAACATCACTTTCCGGTATATCATCAATTTTAGTACCCCATGGACAAAAAGTAAAACTTTTACCGCTAATATTATCAGTAACTAGCTTATCATATACCTTTAAATTAGATGAACCTTTAAGAATAGATAGACTATTAATTTCACTGGTATCTTTATACCATGCATCATGGTTACCGGTAATCATAGTGATGTTAAAGTCTTCAAACTTATCTAAGAAATCTTTAGCAAAGTTAAGAGTCTTTACACTAATCTCATCCCTATAATGAAAGAAGTCGCCACCGAATATAATATCAGTAATACCGTGAGTTTTTAATTCACCTATATACCAATCAGCCCATTTATTAGCAATACCTAACCAAAAATCACTATTTTGATGTACGCCTAAATGAAGATCTGAAAATATTGCAATTTTTTTATGTTGCATTATTCACTATATTCAATATCATCTGAATTTGGCTTAATATATACCATACCACCGGATTGGCTAGATAATTCCTCTTCGTAAACTTTCTCTTTAAAGTTCGTTAAAGTTTCATGGTATTTCTTTTCCTTTTTAATTCTATTAATAAATGCGTGGAAGGCGATAGTAGTAAAATAAGAGAATGGACTAAAGTCAGACTCTACTCTAAACTTTTTATTCTTAAGAGCAGTAAACATCTTCACTAAAGCGTCACCTATCATCTCTTCTTTGTATGTATAATTTATAAAGTTAGACTTATTACCTAAACCATACGCAATCTTTTTTAATGCGTCCGCTAACTTAGGAATACATACACCAGTCGCATAATAATCTACGATCTCTTGCTTAAATTCTTGCGGGTTGACATAAAATTCATCTATCTTAGGCTTAGGCCCTCTTTTTTTCTTTACCTTCACTACAGTAGTATCTTTATCGGTCATATACTACAATTATAGTATATACTAGTTAATTTTCAACTACTTCCGTTATACTAAACGGTATTTTCTCGCTCATATATATTTCTTTTCGCTTCTCTACATGTCGTTGACCATATCTAAGATCATCAGCTAAATCTATAATAGCTAATTTTTCCTTATCTTTATGTAAGCGAAGGCCGCGGCCTATAGACTGAATAGTCCTAATAAAACTCTTACCCCCGCCAGCAAAAATAATCATATGTATATTTTTAATATTAATACCAGTACTAAAAATTGAACTCATTGCAATACATATAATGTCATTATTATCTTCCATTATTTTTTTAATCTTATCTCTGACTTCAACTTCCATTTCACCTTTAACAAAAAATACTTGCTTATCTTTATACCCAATTAACTTATCATATAAAGCATCTCCGTGAGCTAAATGGTTAACCAGTATTAGAGAATTGTTTTTAAACTTACCGCAAAGACCTTTAATTAAATTATTTCTAAATTCGCTTTCATATATAAAGTCTAACTCTTTTTTATAATTATTATCAGTTTTTTTATACTTCGGCTTATCTTTATATTTTAATTGTAGTATTGAGGTCTTTACAGTCGTTAAGTGCTGCTCTGTTCTTAAACTAAAACTATCTTTTTCATATATTATACTACCTATTTTACCGATAACATTCCATTCATCGGGTTTATTATCGGGTAGCGTTCCTGTTAGACCAAATTTATGCCTAGTCTTAATAGATTCGACCATTTTATTAATCTTATTGCTCTTCTTTAGCTTATGACACTCATCTATAATAAGCATATCTATATCTTGTAACCAAGAATTTTTATCGAACTGACTTTGAAGTATACCTATATTTGCAATTATAACATTAGCGGTAAGATCCGGTTTAATCTTACCTGTCCATCGTGTAAATTTAAATAGTGCATTATATTCTTCGAAATCTGTATATGTCTGGTTAACCAGCGACAAATCAGGTACAATTAAGAGGCATTTAAAGTTATTTTTTTGTCTTATATAAGCACTCATTAATATAGAACATATAGTAACAGTCTTACCGGCGCCAGTACCCATCTTAAGTATACCTCTACCGAATTTAATAGCATTCTCACATGCCTTTAACTGATAATCTCTTAAACCAAATGATAAATTATAGTATACTCTTGCGTCTGACAGACCAGGTTTAACTATTTCTGCAATGCCTTCATTAATTACTATATCTTCGGTTGGATATTGTTCTTTTATATATCTTAAAATATCATAAAAGAGACCAGAATCAAATAAACCTGTAGGTGTAATGCAATACGTTCGCATCGATGCGAACCTAGCTCTACCTTTCATTCGAAATCTAGCTGTCTCGTCCTTTACGCTAAAATGCTCGCGAATGTCTTGAAATAGATCGCCCTTTATACCGATTTTATTTTTTTTAAGAAAAAATTCAATCATAATGTTTCCATTTTCATAATTTCAATTATATTTTTAATATCAAAACTTAATGACGTAAACACCTTTTCAGTTTTCTCTAAAAATTCTATAATTAATTCCTGATCATCTATACTATGTTGCATATCAATCATTTTTTCGTGTTGATACGCAGATTTTTCAGCTACAGGTGCTGTAACTTTAACTGGAGATTGGGTTTGTATTAACTTTGCAATCTCTTTCTTAAGTTTAAACCGCTCTGATTTAAGATTGATCAATGTCTTTTTATGCTGTATTAATTTACATACCCAAAAATGCTTTCTACCCGGCGTTTTCATCGCTACATCTTTAATGTTAAACTCATCAACATGTAATTCCGGTTCAATTTCTTTCTTATATTGATCTATAATACTCACATATTTATTATAAGTACTATTATGAAGAAAACAACTAATCTTTTTGAACAAAAATTTAAATCTCTTTTTAAACCTTTACCTGATATAGAGTTTGATAAAGAAGAGCTAGAAATGGGCATAGAGACAGAGCTAGAGCATACCGAGAATAGAGAAGTTGCCACAATTATTGCTAAACAGCATTTAGCTGAAGATCCGAAGTATTATTCAAAGCTTAGAGAGGTTCATTCGGAAGATGAAAATACAGTAGGTGGTGGTGCCTTAGGACCAGCCGCGGCTGTAGGTCATAATTCATTAACAAATACAGATTGGTACGCGCCTGGCGATTATCGAATACCTTTAGGTAGAGGTACATACTCTAGAAGAGGTAAGGTTGGATCCAGTAAAAAAAAGCAGCGTAGAAAGAGTAAGAAAAAGAAGTAAATACTACCGTGGATACAGGTCATTGGAAAGTTTATGAAGCAGTACCGGATGATGCTTTCGGGTTTATATATGAAATTACTAATTTAGTAAACGATAAGAAATATATTGGCAGAAAACAGATGGTTAAAAAGATTAGACGCATGCCTCTCAAAGGTAAAAAGAGAAAACGTATTGATTACGTAGAGAGTGATTGGAAGACATACACCGGTTCAAGTGATAAGCTCAATATCGATATAGCTAGCAACGGTAAGGATAAATTTTTATTTAAAATATTAAGATTCTGCAGAAATAAGTATGAATTAGGTTATTTTGAAGCTAAAATGCAGTTTGATAAAGATGTATTATTAAGTGAAGGCTATTATAATGGTATAATCAATTGTAGAATAGGTAAACCACCTAAAAACTTTTTGGAACAGTGATATAATCTATAGGTGAAGTCGTTAGATTTAGAACCATATAATATATCACTTATTAACTGCAATAAAATATTTGCAGATAGTATTAGTGATAATATAGTCGGCGATTTACACCAATTTGAGCTATTAAACGCTAAAATTACTCATACAGATACTAAAAAGCTTTTATTTCACCATATAATATACGGATTTTGCGAGGCTATTTTAAAAAGTAATACAAATACAAAAAAAATACTCTTTTTTAATTATACACAGCTAATTGACTGTTCTATTCTTAAGTTTTTTGATGAGATAGACGTTATTAAAGTTATAAAAACTGTTCTCGAGCGTTTAAAGCGGGTATTACCTGTAAGAATTTACATGAGCAAGTACAGTTTACTCTATTTTGACCATCTCCTGACTAAAAGAGACGGTAGAGGTAGTATGCTTCTTAACGATATTATTAAAAGATTCGAAACAGAATATAAAACCTTTACATTTAGCGATATTAAGAAATTTACCAAAAAGTATGACCTGACATTTCTTAATACTGATTACTTTAATAGACTTTCAACTAAACTACTCTTAATTAAATAAATATTACTATGGATAACTTTACAATATTAGCAAATAAAATCCTTTCAGAATCAATTCAGAATGAATATATGTCCTTCGATGATATATACAGCCAGCCAGGTGCTACTGATTTAAGAGATTAAATTTTAGGTTTAAATGATAAAATTTTTGATGCAATAGACAGAAAAGATAAAGAAGCTCATTTAGCAGCATTACAAGAGTATGAAGACTTAAGAGATGAAGCTTTAGCTAAATTTGGGTTAGATGGTCCTGTTGGTCTTATTGATCCAGATATGCATGGTGAATATTCAGATGATTTTAAAGATGAAAATGGAGTTAGACCACGCAGTGACGCTTTAAATACTTTTAGAAATGTAGTTGAATTTTATGCAGATGGTAGACATGGTAAGATCGTAGGAGATCAATATGTAGCTCCTGAAGTAAAAAGTTATATAGGTTCAGAAGATAATCAAAGTTATGAAGATCAGGAAAGTGGACCGCAAATTCGTTCATTAGATGGATTTTTTAGCGACGAAGAGGCTTTACCGGAAGATGCCGAGTCTAGCTTAACCCCAGAAGATTTAAAGACCATTGAAACTGTTAAAAAATTAGCGAGCGACGAGGCTAAGGGCGGTATAAATCCGTTTGACAATCCTGAA